GACAGCTCGTGACCATGGCCAAGGAAGGCGTAGGTCCGATCGCCTTTTCGCTACCGAACGTGTTGGTCGAGAAGCGCGTGAGGCTCCTCTGTAAGCGGGCCGGGATCTCACCCGAGCGGTTCGAACTGCTTCGACTGCAAGTCGAATCCGCGCAGGCTGCCGCGCCGGCACCGGTTCTGGGGAAGGCTGCTCGCTAGCCGACGTCGGACCGTCCGCGCAGTAGTCCCCTCCCCCCCCACAGGAACGCCCCGCACGGTTGTGCGTGCGGGGCGTCGTACTTCCATCCCGGAGGTCGCATGATTCCGATCGAGATGATGCTCGCAGCCGTCGTCGTCTACCTGTGGCTCGTGCCTAGCATCCTGCTGGTCCCGGTCGTGGCGTCCCGCAAGGGTGAGAGCGGCGGGCTTTGGGCGTTCGTAGCGATCATCTTTTCGCCGCCGCTGGCCCTGCTCGCGCTCGCAGCGATTCCACACCTCGGGACCCCGAAAGGGCAGGGCTGACGCCGCACGGGCTTCCAGCGAACGTGTACGATTCGTGTACACCCCAACCGCTGGAGGTCGCCCATGGTCGAAGCAGTGCTCCTCATCATCGTCTGGACTGTTGCCAGCGCGACGCTCGTGCCGATGGTCGCCAGCCGAAAGAATGAACGCGTCTTCCCGTGGGTCATGGCTGCGCTCTTCCTAAGCCCGCTCCTCACCCTCATCGCCCTGGCGGCGATCCCGGTGAGCGAGCCGGAACGCCCCCTGCGCCCGCTGTAGGCCATCCACACGAACGCCCCGCACACGCACACTGTGCGGGGCGTCGTGCTTCTCGTGGGGCGCGCCGCGCCGGCGCCGCTACACCGGCGCCACGAACACCAGCTCGAACTCCTCCGTGTAGGCGATCTCCCCCGCCAGGTCCACGGCGTGCAGCTGCGCGGTGAAGCGCACGCGCTTGCGCGTCCCCATCTGGCCGGACGAGATGGTGTTCCCGAACGACGCCCACTCGAAGATCCCGTTGGGTCCGTCCGCGACGGCGCCGGCGAGGTTGTCGATCACGACGCCCGGCAGGTCCATCGAGACCGCGCGCGCGTACGCGGACCAGCCCGTGACGTTGACGATGGCGCCGTTCTCCCGCACGGGCCAGCGCAGCGGCGTGCGGGTGTCGCCGCGCACGAACGTCAGGACCAGGCTCACGATGCCCCCAGCACGTTGAACTCCTGACAGAAGATCGCTCCGTGCCGCCCCGTCACGTACCCGAACGTGCCCGGGAACTCCGCGCTCGGGTTCCCGCTGAACGAGAAGTGGTTGTTGTAGAACACGCACTGCCCCCACGAGTCCTCGCCGCCTCCCGGCAGCAGCGCCGGGTCCGAGATCTCGGCGCCGAGAACGCCGTTGACGTAGCCCTGGAGCAGCGGGCCGCCACCCGGCCCGCCCGCCGGGTCCCACACGAAGTGCGCGAACTGGATGATCGTGATGGACGGCGCTTCGACCCCGACCAGCGGGACCACGGTCGTGGCGATGCCCGTGCGACCCGCGACCAGCTCCCACTGCATGAGGTCGCCGCGGATGCGGAGCTGCACGTAGTCTGCGAGCGGCGGGTCGGGCCACGGCGGCATCGCGAACGACTGCGTTGCGAGGTCGATCTCCCACGTCGGGTATCCCTGACCGATGCCAACCAGCTGCGTCCGGCTCGGCTGCGCGCCCGCGAAGGTCCGGTTCGTGAGCGAGAGCCACGCGCCCATGATCTTGCGGTAGCGCCACATCTGCGCGCCCGAAACCGCCAGCATCCCCTCGGTCGGGTTCGGGCGGAAGAGGTTGTAGTCCTCCGAGAACACCTTGCCGCACTCAACCGCGACGCCGGGATTCTCGGAGTCCTCCCCGCGCCCCGTGTCGTTGAGCATGAACGGCGGGAGCGCGGCGTAGTGACTCGCGCCACCGAGCCCGTACCGCCATGCGCGGAGAATCCAGTTCGGGGCCGACGGCGACGCCTGCGCCGGTTGGCCCGCGACCTCCGAGCCGAGCGCCTTTGTGACCGGATAGATGCGGTACGGGTTCTGGATGAACTCCTGCAGCGCGGTCATCGTGTCCTCTGCCCCCGAGCCAATCCCCAGTGCCGCCAGCTGCCGATCGAGCCCGAGCCCGACGATCCGTGGATCGATCCCGAGCCCCACGACCTGCCGCCCGATGTCCAGGGAGACGGTCATCGACCGACCTCAGCGCCCGCGCGCGAGCGCCTTCCGCACGCGGTTGTGCGCGCGGCCGTTGCCGTTCCCGCCGTCCTCGCTCTCGTCGCCGGCGCCGCCGTCCTCGTCCGCCGGCTCCTTCTCCGCCGGCGCCGCCGTCGCCCGCGGCTCGACGTCCACGCCCTTCGCCGCGGCCGCCTTCTGCTCCGCGGCCAGCTCGTCGAGGATCTCGGCGAAGTCGGCGCCGCGCTGGGCGAGGATCCGGGTGCGCGAGTTGAAGCCCATCTCGATCTCGAGCTGGGCGGTCTGCGCGTCCTTGAGCGGATCCACCCACGGCCAGCCGCGGAACACGAGCTTCACCGCCGAGTACTTCCGCCAGTCGCGCGACGGCAGCACGAGCGCCCCGCTCGCGAGCGCCGACTGGAGCCAGCGCTCGCGGATCGGGCGCTCGAAGGTCCAGGCCCACCACGCCTGCTCGAGGCGCCAGAGGTCGCGCTCGATGAGCGAGCCCCCGCGCATCGAGCCGTAGTTCACGCCCGAGCGGTCGTTCGCGAGCGCCTCGTACGCCACGCCCAGGGCGCCGGCGAGGCGGCGCAGGCGGTTGCGCACGAACGGGTCGTACACCGACTGCGGCTGCTCGGGGGTGAAGCTGGACATCTTCTGGCCCGGCTGCAGCTCGAGGTACATCCCAGCCTCGCTCTCGACCATCGCCGGCTGCTTCGTCGGCGCGTCCTCCTCGGGTGCGGTGTACATGGCGGCGTCCCCCGACTCGATCGCGGCCACCTGGTTCGCCGCGGCGCGCGCCCCGACGATCACCGCTTCCTCGAAGCCGTCGAGGTCCATCGTGTCCACGATCGCGGCCGTGAAGCGCGTCACGCCGCGCGTCTGGTGCGCGCGCCGGCGCCGGAAGTGGTGGAGCACATCGGCGGCGTCGTAGCGCAGCCGCCCGCGGTTGGTGCGCCCGGGCCCGTACTCGGGGTAGTCCCAGCAGTAGTAGGCGAGGGGGCGTCCCCGCTCGTTCACCTCGACGCCCATCCGCACCTCGGGGCCCTCGGACCCCGCCATGCGCCACATCCGCTCGTCCACCAGGTCGGCGTCGATCGAGTCGAGCGCCAGGCCGTGGGGGAACTCCGTGTCGAACACCGGCAGCGTGAAGGCCTCGCCGTCCACCGTGGCGGTCTCGAGCGCGAGCTGGCGGAACATCGCAAGGTTCATCTGCCCGTCCACCGAGACTGGGCCCTCGGACCACGCGCGCCACGCGGCCTCGATGCGGTCGTTGATCTCTTTCTCGAGCTCGCCGCCGGCGTTTCGTACCTGCGCCTGTTGCTCGGGCCCCTCGGGGCCCAGCACGTTCGTGCGCTGCAGGTTCAGGTAGTTCTCGATGTACGGGTTGTTGCGCCGCAGCGCGCGCGCGCGGCCGCGCAGGAGCCGGAGGTCCCACTCGATCTCGCGGTCGGCCCCGCGGATCAGGCCGAACTGGCCGGGGCGGATCCGCGACACCTCGGCGCCCTTGAAGCTCGGGTGCGCACCCCCGGTGCTGCTCAGCAGCTCGAGGAGCGTGTCCCAGCCGCGCTTCATCCGCTCGCCGACGGTCAGCGCCCGGCGCGGCGCCACGCGCCGCCTCACCGGAACGCCACGCGGTGGACCCGTGCGATCCGGCCGCCGTTCTTGCGCCGCGAGATCCTCGCCTCGAGCACCGCGCGCCGGGCCTGCAGCTTGTCGAGGTCCGCGTACTCCACCTGGCGGCCCGCGATCGAGAACGCCTGCAGCGTGCCGGTGAGAATCTTCTCGATCGCGGTGTTCACGAGATCGAGCTCCTTCTCGTCCTGGCTGCGGAGATCGCCCACCGAGGCTCCGACGACGTCGGGCGTCACGGTGATCTCGCCATCGCAGGCGGTGAAGGCCTCGCCGGCTTTGGACGCGCGCTCGGTCCAGCGGTAGACGCCCGGCCGCAGCTTCGCCGTCTCGGTCGCCGGCAGCGTCACGGCGAAGGCGGCCCCGCTCGGCGTGGCCGCGACCTCCAGGCGATCGCGGCCCGAGAGCACCACGGTCAGCGCCCAGCCGTCGTTCGCGGGGTAGTCCGTGTGGCTCCGCGTGTACTTCACCGTGGTGCCGGCTGCGAAGCTCGCGGGAAGGGCCGTCAGGTCCTGCATGGAGGCCACGCTACGGGCCCGCTGACCCCGATACCATTGCACTAATAGTGTAATGGACATCGCCTCCGGCGTCCCCGACTTTGGGACGCAGACGACGCGCCAGCCCCGCGACGCCATGGAGGACGACGTGAAGCGATTCCCCGCAGCCGCCGGCATGCGATTCCTGCCGATCCGCGAGTTCCGCAAGCTCGCGCCCGTCGCGACGCGCGCGGCCGAGGGTGACGAGCGCGCCCGCTACGAGGTCGCCGTCAGCTCCGAGTACGAGGTCGAGCGCTACGGCTGGTTCGGCAAATGGCGCGAGGTCCTCGACCACGCGGGCGAATCGGTGCAGCTCGAGCGCTTCACCTCGGGCCGCGCGGCCGTGCTCGAGGAGCACCGCGGCGCGCCGGTCGGTGTCATCGAGTCGGCCCGCATCGACGACGACCACGTGCTGCGCGCCGTGATCGTCTTCTCGCGCACGCAGCGCGGCCAGGATGTCGAGCGCGACTTCGTGGATGGGATCCGCGGGAACATCTCGGTCGGCTACATCCCGAAGCGGGCGAAGCTGGTCGAGGAGGACGAGGACAAGGGCGACCTCTGGCGCATCACCCAGTGGGAGCCCGTGGAGCTTTCGAGCGTGGGTGTGCCCGCCGACCCCACCGTGGGTGTCGGCCGGGACGCGAACGGTGGCGGTGGGCCGCCGATCGAGATCGAGGCGGACGACCCGCCGAAGGAGGACCGGAACATGAAGCTCAAGCAGGGCAACGGCCACCTGAACGCGGGCGCCGGCGGCGGCGGTGGAGCCGCGCCGGCCACGGCCGAGCGCGATCACCGCGCCGAGATGAAGCAGATCTACGAGCTGGCCGACTCGCACAACATGCTCGACCGCATGGGCGGGTGGCTCGAGCGCGGGCTCACCCCCGACGAGGTCGGGCGCGAGATCCTGACGATCAAGGCCGACCGCATCCCGAAGCGCACCCAGCCGGCGTCCGAGGTCATCGACGTGCCGGAGAAGGACCGGCGCGGCTACTCGTACGCCCGCGCGATCCTCGCGGCCTCCGAGATGCGCGAGGGGCGCGACGGCAAGGGACTCGAGTGGGAGATGCACCGCGAGCTCGAGCGCCACTCCGCCGGAATGGCGCGCAAGGGCGGACTGCTCATCCCGGCGAGCCTGGGCCTCAAGAAGCGCGCGCTCGACACGAAGACCGGCGGCAAGGGCGCGGAGCTCACCTTCGAGCAGGCCGGCGACGTCATCGAGCTGCTGCGCAACCAGACGGCAGCGATCCGGCTCGGTGCGCGGGTGATCACGGGCCTCACTGCTCCGGTCACGTTCCCGAAGCAGAGCGGTGCGATTCCCGCCAAGTGGGTCGGCGAGAATCCCCCGGCTCCGATCACCAAGGGCGACATGTCCTTCGCGCTCGCTCAGTTCGCGCCCAAGACCCTGATGGGCGCGACGTCGTTCTCGCGCCAGCTCCTGGTCGAAGGGGCCTTCGACACCGAGGAGATGGTGCGTGACGACTTGAGCGCGGTGCACTCGATCGCGGTGGACCTCGCGGTGCCCCACGGCCTCGGCGCCGCGGGCGAGCCGACCGGCATCTACAAGGCGGCCGGCGTCAGCACGACCGCGGTCGGTGGCGCGATGTCCTACGCCAAGGTCGTCGCGATGGAAGGCCAGGTCGCCACGGCCAACGCGATGCTCGGCACGCTCGGGTGGCTCATGAACCCGACCATGTCGGCCAACCTCAAGCAGGTCCACAAGGCGACGAACACGTACTCGCCGGTGTGGGAGGGCCCGATCACCGAGGGCGTGGTCGACGGCTACCGCGCGATCGCGACGAACCAGATCTCGAAGGTCATGTCGGGCAGCGAGTTCAGCGGCGGCACGGAGATCGGCGCGATCTTCGGCAACTGGCGGGACGTGCTGATCGGCTTCTGGTTCGCGATGGAGCTGATCGTCGATCCGTACACCGCGAAGCAGAGCGGCCTGAACGAGCTTCCAGATGGCGGACATCCTGATCCGCCACGGGGAGTCGTTCTCGAAGGCGACCGGCGCGACCGCGTAGGCCGAGAGGACCCTGAGACGGCCCGGGGGCGCACGCAGCCCCCGGGTCGGCACGGAGAAGCGATGGAGACGCAGCGGTACCTGGTGCAGGACGGCTTCTGCCTCGGCCCGCCGCACGGTGACGTCTATCCGGGGCAGGAAGTCGAGCTCCGCCCGCGCGAGGCGGCACCGCACGTGGCGATCGGCCGGCTCAAGCTCAAGCCGGCGGTGGGAGAGGAAGTGCCGGCGGATCGGGCGCCCCAGGGCGAACCGGCCGCCGTCGAAGACCGCGAGCCGGCCACCCGCAAGCGCGGGCGGTCGCACGCGGGCGACGAGTAGCGCGGAGAGCCCGCGCGGCGCGAGGGAACCCGGTCCGGCGGCGGCGCCGGCCACAGCGAGGAGGATCAGGAACATGCTCCACAGACCCGGCAGCAACCGGCTGTGGTCGCCGGCCCAGGTGAGCGCCATGGCGGAGACGACTCCGCTCCTGGTGCTCGAGTCCAAGTCCGCGGCCAACACCGCGGCCGCGACCTCGGGCGCCATCGACCTCACGGGCTACGAGGGCGTCGTCGCCATCGTGATCAACACCGGCGCCATCACCGGCACGATGGACCCGAAGCTCCAGGACTGCGACACGTCGGGTGGCACCTACGCCGACATCGCGGGGAAGACGGCCGCGCAGGTCTCGACCGCGAACCAGACGCGCGTCATCACCGTCGACGTCCGCGAGGCCCGGCGGTTCCTCAAGTTCGTCGGCACGGTCGTCACCGGTCCGGTCCTGATCTCGGTGACGCTGGTCGGCACCAAGAAGGTCACGGGCTAACGTGAGCCCGTGGGTCGGCAATGCCGTGGGGCAGGCGACGGTGGTCACCATCGTCGCCCCCCAGGACCCGGCGGGCGGCCCGGCGTCCACCCTCGTCGTGGACATCCTGAATTCCGACGGCGTCCTGCTCTTCGCCGAGGAGTCGAACGTCCAGTCGGGAACCCTCAACGGGAAGCTTCAGACCGCCAACCTCCCGGGAGGACCCTTCGTCGACGTGGTGGGTGGTGCGTTCACGCCGAAGACGGCAGCCAGTCTCCAGATGCTCAAGATTCCCCGCGACCGCGTGCAGAAGTGGGTGAAGTACCTCGACGCGGGCGATTCGCAGGGCGGCGTCGCGGTGCAGGTCATCTTCGTCCCGCGGGTGACGGGATGACCGGAGTCGCGATCGCGGACCGATCATGAACACGCTCGGGGCGTCCGACATCGATCACCAGTTCTCCGTGGTCGGCGACCCCGCGAGCTTCACCGACTCGGTCGGAATCCTGCACGAGAGCTACGCGGCCGTCGACGAAGGGGACGACGAGGTGGCCACGGCCGAGGGCGGCACGATCGCCGCTCGCGTGATCGTCGCGACGTACAAGACGGACGTCTTCCCGGGCCTCAAGGCCGGCGACACGCTCACCCTGAACGGCACCGACTACCGGGTCACCCAGGTGCGCGTCGGCGGCCCCAACGGCAACGACGCCGCCCTCACCAGGGCCTGGTGCGCACGCAAGACGTAGGGGAGGACCGGTGCCCGCAGACGCCAAGGAAAACCTGATCCTCACCTCGCTGATGGCGCTCTTCGCGCCGATCGTCGCCGGCGCCACGTATCTCACGTCGCCCGCGATCGCGGAGGGCCCGCTGCCCGACCCGATCCCCACCGTGGACGTGCAGCCGCGCGTGTACGTGAGCCACGTGACCACCGAGACGGCCACGCCCCCCAGGTCGGGCAACCACCACCGCTGGACCTCGAGGTTCGTCGCCTGGGTGTGCGCCAAGGACCAGCGGACCGTGAACCGCGTGCGCAAGGACATCCTCACGGCGCTGCTGAACGGCGAGGCCACAATGATCGCGGCCTACAAGGAACCGGCCTACCCGGTGGATTCCGATCAGCTCCAGGGCGGCGTGCGCGCCGGCGTCTACCTGTCGCCGCAGGTGATCGAGATCCAGTACGAGACGGACCACAACCTCGAGTAACAGGAGGAAACCATGTCGGGCCTCGGACACCTAAGCTACATCCAGACTGGGCCGAAGGAGACCACCTACGGCACCTTCCAGGCGCCGACGAAGAAGCTCGAGGTGGTGCGCTGGAACCTCGACCCCGAGATCGGCGTCATCAACGACGGGAGCCTCTACGGCGGGCAGTCGCGCCGCGGCCTCTACCAGGGCGGGATCCTGCACAAGGGCTCGTTCGTCACCCGCGCCAACTACGAGGGGCTGCTCGAGCTGCTGCGCGGCGCCCTCGGTACCTACTCGAACAGCCTGGTCGAGACCGGGGTGCGCGACCACGTGTTCCTCTCGGACGGCGCCGGCAGCGGCAAGCTGAACAGCTATTCGCCCGAGGTGATTCACGGCGACATCCCGGCCGGCAAGTGCTTCCGTGCCCTCGGCCTCAAGCACATGGGGCTCACGATCCGCGGTACCGCCGGCAACGGCGACGACGCCCTGGTCATGATCGAGTGGCCCACGATCTCCAAGGACTACCAGAGCGACCAGACCCCGACCGGCTCGCTCGCCTTCCCGGCGCTGCTCCCCGTGCGCTACCACGACACCAAGAACGCCGGCGGCGTGGTGGACGACGGCACCGGGGACACGGCGGCGAACGTGCGCGTCCGATCGTTCGAGATCGCGGTGGCGGCGCCCCACCACGAGGACCGCTTCTACCTCGGCAGCCAGAACATCGACGAGCCCCTGCGCTCGGATTTCCTCGACGTCACCTGGAAGCTCACCCAGGAGTTCAAGACCAAGACCCAGTTCGATGCCGCGCGCAACTTCACGGCGGGTTCGCCCCGCCTGGTGTTCCAGGACCCGACCACGATCGGCAGCACCTCGAAGCGCGAGCTGGAGATCCGCTCCGGCAGCGCCCAGCTGGTCGAGTGGTCGGCCCCCATCGAGGCCTACGGGATCATCCTCTCGACCGTCACGTGGCGCGCGTTCTACGACCCGACCGACACGGCCGCGCTCTACGTCCGGCTGCGCAACACCGAGGCCGCGCTCACGTAATGGCGCGCTGCGAGCTGGTCATCAAGCTGCGGGTGCTGGCGGTGGCCGGCACCGCGCAGTGCTTGGTCTGCGGGGCCCTGGTCTCCTGGAAGGAGACGGGGGCCCTCGAGGAGCTGGAGGAGCGGGTGCACGCGAAGCGCTGCCCCACATGCAAAGGCTCGCTCCAGCTCCATGAAGCCCTCACGCTCGATCTCGAGACGGCCGCCGGCGGGCGCGTCACGAGGGAGGTCATCACGGTCGAGTAGCCAGGCCGAACGGTCAGCGGCGTAGGGCCGGTTGCCCGCAAGGGCCGGGTGGCGTGACACCCCGACCGGACCGGCCCGAAACCGCCCTCACGCGGAGGTACACCATGGAAGGGAAGGCGACCAGCGCGGCGGACGTGCAGGTGCCCGAGACGTCCCGCATCGTGGAGCTGACGCACCTGAAGACGCGCGACGGCAAGCCCGTGCGCGTGCGCTGCGAGAAGATCGACGAGGCCGCCGAGATCCTGCAGCGGCTGCCCGGCGACACGGTGGAACGAGCCCGGGCGCGCGTCGCGCGGCGCAAGGCCACCGCCGCGGGGCAGCCCGAGCCCGCACCCAGCGAGGCCGAAGTTCGCGACGGCTCCCGGTTTCTGAAAGAGATCGCGCCCCGGCTCATCGAGCTGGGCACCGTCCTCGACGACGGGGAGGGTGGGGAGGTCCGCCCCGCGTTCTGGTTCGATCCCGCCACCCCGCGCCACCCGCTCTCACTCCCCTGCAGCGTCCTCCGCATCGACGAGAAGGCCCTGCTCACCACCACCGTCATCGCCCTGAGCGGCTTCGGCAAGGAGGACGACGCCGACGCCGGCGCCGGCGCCGGGTTTCATGCTGGAGACGGAGACGGCCGGGAGGGTCGCGTGGGAGCTGTGGCGCCTGGCGCGGGCGAGCGGCCGGACGCCGTGGGAAACCATGCATGACCCCCGCCTCGCCTACAACGTGACCGTGATGCGCGCCCACGACGAGTACCGGCGCTGGATCAAGGCCATGCGCACGCAGCCCCCCGGCGATGCCCTGGGGGCGCTGCTGGTTGGGATTCACGAGGACGCCTGAGCCATGGCCACCGACACCGTTGAGTTCATCCTCCGGGCCCGAGACGAGGCCACGGCGACGATCGCCAGGACGCGGCAGGGGATCACCGGCCTCACGGGAGCGGTCGGCAACCTGGCCGCCAAGGCCGGGCTGATCGGGGCGGGTGTGGCGGGAATCACGGCGATCGGTGGGGCGGTAGTCGCCAGCGCCAAGCAGATGGCCGACGCCGTCGAGCAGCTCGACCGGCTGTCCGCGCGGAGTGGAGTCGGCATCGAGACGCTCCAGATCTGGCAGCGCGTCCTCGAAGACGCAGGCGGTTCCAGCGAAGCGCTCACCTCGGCGCTCACCTTCCTCAATCGCACGATCGCGAGCAACGATCCGCTCTTGAAGCAGCTTCACGTCACCACGCGCGACACCGAACAGGCGTTTACCCAGATCGTGCAGGTTCTGGCCTCGACCGCGGACGTTGCGAAGAGAACCGAGATCGCCTACCGGCTGCTCGGGAAGGGCTCGGCCGACCTGCTGGGCAACATCGACGACCTCGCGACGAAGAGCCGCGAAACGGGCGAGGAGCTGCGCGCCACGGGCGCGATCATCACCGAAGAGATGGCCCCGGCCGCGCGCGAACTGGACGAGCAGCTCGACAAGCTCGGACGGAATTGGAAGGGGATCGCCACGTCCTTCCAGGCGTTGGCTGTCCCCATCTCGGCGGCCGTGGTGGGCACGCTCAACGCGATCCTCGAGGCGGCAAGGGCTACCGGCGAGATCTTGCGCACGCAGCTGGTGGACCCGCTCGAGGACCTGTCTAAGCTCAAGGCCGAGCGCGGGATGGCCGAGCCGACGAACGTCGCTGATCCCACGCACATGACCACCTTCCAGAAAAAGGGCGACGAGGTCCTCGCGAACATCGCCGACTCGCGGTTCGAAATCACCGTCACTGCCTCGCGGATCACGGACCCGATCGAGCGCATGCTCGGGCTCGACCTCACCGCCGAGCAGATCGCGAAGATCAACGCTGAGGTCGATCGCCTGCTCAAGGGTGGGCCGAAGGCCTTGCGCGAAATGGAGAAGTCGGGGTCGGATCTGCTCGTGGTCGCCGGGCAAGTCGTCGAGGCCACCACGGACGTCGGCGAAGGCCAAGATGTTCTGGCCACCACAACCGCCGAGACCAACGCTCAGATGGATGCCTTGGTCCGCGGCCTCGCCACGTTCGACGAAGGGATGGGCACTGTTAGCCGTTCGAGTCTTGAGGCGCTGGTTGTCCTACTGGAGTGGGCGGATGTTGCTGCAGAGGTGACGTCTCGCATCGGGGTTCTCAGGGCCAGCATGGAAGGACTTTGGAATGGTCTTCAGCTCAGCGCTGGCCGAGCATTCAGCCAGTTGACCGCGCGCTGGAAGTACTCTGCGAACATCATCAACAACATCACGCACACGCTCGTGGACGAAATGCTGGCCCAGCTCGCCCGCATTGCCGCAGCAAAGGTGTTCGGCTTCTTCTTGAACGTCATCCTGCCTGGCGCCGGGACGGTACTCGAGACCGCTGCCAGTGGAAATAGGGCGGGGCGTCCGCGGGAAGAGGGCGCTTCTACGATCAACACATTCAACATCAGCACATTGGGGGTGCGCAGCCTCGTGATGGAGCTGTCGAGCCCGTCCGGCGAGCTGCGCCGCGCGCAGGACCGCGTCAACCTGGTGTCCGAGTACTGACGTGGCCACCTCGTATCGTGCGGTACTGACCAACTGGGTCGAGGGTACGGCCACGGTGCTCAAGAACGGCACCGGCGGTGGGGCACCGGCTCGCGACGAAGTCTCGCCCTACGTCATGGAAAACGCCATGAAGCTCGACCGCCTCATCCTGTGGCGTCAGTCGAGCGGCGACGTACTCGCGGTGGACTTCGACCTGGGCGCCAACCGCACCATCGGCGTCGCGGCCCTGCTCGGGCACCGGCCCGTGGGTTCGACCGGCCTTGGGATCTCCTCCTGCGTGGTGATGTATGCGACGGCCGCGACCGGATATCCGCCCGGCGGAGGTGGTTCGTGGACGAACGTGGCCACCCTGACGCCCTTCTCCGACCGGGACTCTGGCGTGATCTTCGCGGGGGGGAACGTCTCCGCCCGCTACTGGCGCTTCGATCTCGACGGAGTCTTTGACGCCTTCACGCTCAGCCGCTTTCTCCTCGGCGCGGTGGACTTCGACCTCGGCAGCCTCGGTTCTCCCGGCGTGACCGAGCTACCGCATTCGCCGGTGATCGAATCGCGGACCGGTGGTCGTAATCCCGTCCTCAGCTACCCGGGCGACGATCGGACCCTGACCACCCTTCGGTTCCGTGGCGCGAGGAGCGCCGTTCTGGCCAAACTCGAGCAGCTGCGTTCTCGCAAGAAGGCGTTCGCCTGGATCGACAAGAATGACGCCTTCAGCGAGCAGGTGGTCCCGCGTGCCGAGATCCGTGTGACGCGCATGTGGGAGGAAGACGCGGATACCACCTACGACCTCGAGATGGACCTGGAGCGACTCGCGTAATGGCGAGCCCGGCCAGCGCGGCATTCCTGGCAGCGTGGCGCTCGAGCGCGAAGCGGCCCGTCACGCTGGTCAAGGTCGAGCTGACGTCACCCAGTGCGCGCACGCTCTACCTCGCGACCGCGGAGGTTGCCACCCCGGACGGCCAGGTCTGGGAATCCGGCATCTCCGAGGTCGACATCCACGACAAGGCGTCGTTCCTCACGAACGCCGTGGTGCTCAGCTCGGCGAACTTCTCGATCGTGAACCGCCAGCTCTCCTACCAGTCCGGGACGAATCGCACCATCGCCGAGGTCTTCGCCGACTACAAGTGGAAGGGCGCGACGGTCACGATCTACTTCTGGGAGCGGAATTCCCCGGATGTCCTGCAACGATTCAAGGGCCGGGTCCTCGACTACCAGCTCACCGCCAAGGGCGCGCAGGTGGACCTGCTGCAACGGCGCGACTTCAACAAGGAGATGGTCGGCAAGCGCGTCACGCGGGACGCCAACCCGCGCGCCCCCGAGCAGGGCCTCGGCCAGATCATCCCGATCCTCTACGGCTCCATGCCGGCGGCGCCGGCGCGCCACCCGTTCCCCTCGGCGTACGGCACGGTCGAGCACCGCCTGGAACGCATCCGGGGCGCGTCGCGCCTGACCCGCGCCGTGCTCGTAGATGTCGGTGCCGGGCCCACCAGCAAGACCCGCGTGCTCTTCGCCCCGCACGCGTGCAAGACCTTCTCGGACACCACCAAGGGGTGCGCCGTCTGGATGGACGTGGACGGCAACCTCGCCTTCATCGACGTCGCCGGCGGCGACATCTTCAACAACGCGACGGACGGCTGCGGGTTCGATATCGGCAGCGTGAGCGGCGGCACCGATCCCTTCAACATCGCGCACCTGGCGATCGTCCCGGTCCAGATCGAGCTCGCCGCCTCCGAGAACGCGGACAACCCGCGCTACGTGCTGGATCCGTGGAACGAGAACAGCTTTGCCAAGCTCGACTACAACGCCTCGAAGCGGAAGCTGACCGCCCGTCTGCCCTCGCTGGGCACTCCGGGGGACCTGGTGAGCGTTCGGGCGATCGCGCTCTACTACACGCCGACGGGACCGGCCACCACCAACCTGGTCCTCCGCCTGCGCAACACCGTGGTCGCCTCGCAGACCGACACCACCATGGCGCTCGCGACCGGTGGTCTCACCTACGTCGAATCCTCGGCCATCACGGCGGGCTGGGGCGGCGGGTCAGGTATGCCGGGGCAACCCTGGGCTTTCGGGGACTGCGTCCTCGAGGTGCTCTTCACGTCAGCGCCGGCCAGCAACGTGCAGGTGGAGCTTTACAAGCTCGGGCTCTCCGTCCGGTTGCGTCCGAATCGAGCCCTGCTCGGGCAGACCCCGCCCCGGTTCATCCCGGGGCCGATCCTGCGCCACCCCCGCGAGCGTGGGCGTGGTGATCCTCCCGGGCGAATCCGCGGCCCCGGCACCACTCTGCCCGTCATCGCACAGTTCGCCGCGGTGGACTCGCCGGTCTACGCCAACCTCGAGGGCCACTTCGACGACGGTTCGGGCACGATCACGGACGTCGCATCCGCTCTCATCCAACGGGCGCCGGACATGGCGACGCACGCACTGGTGACGTACGGGCTCGAGGACCTCGCGAAGGTCGAACGTGGCACCTCAACCTTCGGCTCGTTCAAGGATGCGCGCGCCAAGCTCAAGACGTGGCGGGGCACCGACATGGTCCACGCGGTCTCGCTGGCCGACGCCGACGTGGACCTCATCCGCTTCCTCGAGATGCTGTCGCAGGACTCGCTCTGCTGGTTCCGGATCAGCCCGTTCACCGACAAATGGCACTGCCTGGTATGGGAGGACGGCGCGCCGGTCGACTACGACCTCGTCTTCGGCAAGGACCAGATCGCCGAGCCCGGGCCCGAGCTGGGCCGCACCCCCGAGACCATGATCGCGACCGCGGTCAAGGTGCCCTACGGGTTCGACCACCGGAGCGGCTCGTCCTCCCACGAGACTTTCGCGGCCCCCGGCCGCAGCTCGAGCGGCCACCTGTACCGCAACCTGCGCGACCAGCAGATGGAGGTGATCAGCAGCGGGTCCGGCCAGAACAACAAGCTGGACGTCAACCGCAACGGCCTCGGGGATTTCACGGCGACCCTCACCGCCGGCACCTACACGCCGGCCACCCTGCGCACCGAGGTCCAGGCCGCGCTCGAGGCCGGAGACTCCACGCCCCGCTGGGTCTTGTGCTGGGGCGGCTTGGTCGTGACCGGGGCGAACGACAAGTTCACGTTCTCCACGGACGTCTTCGCACCGGAAGAGTTCACGGTCACACTCGACCCGGGCACCTACACCATGGACGAGCTGGCCGCCCACCTCCAGACCAAGATGAACGCCGCGTCCACGGGCTTCACCGTGAGCTACAGCCGGACGACGCGGCTCTTCACGATCAGCCGCTCGGGAGGGAACTTCAATTACAACCCGAACGGCGGAACCGACGCCGAGCTGTGGACTGCCGGGATCCTCTTCGGGTTGGCGAACGACAACAGCGGCACGGTGAGCACCCTCGCGGCCGTGTCGCCCCGCGAGGAGGAGTTGTTCGTGATCGGCGTCTCGATGGTCGAATCACACGCCTTCAACCTCGAGTGGGAAACCGGCCCGAACGGCATGAACGCCGGCCTCAAGAACTGCGCCAGCCTCCTCGGCTTCGACACCCTGGCCGACATGAACTACGTGGCGAACCTCACCGGCTCGTTCTCCGCCCACAGCCCGAAGCGCGATCGCGAGAACCTGCTCACCAACGCCCGCGACCAGCATGGCGGCAAGCGCGAGGTGGGCGTTGAGGGCCGCACGATCTACGACAGCCTGACCGCCCGCGAGGTGCGCGACCGCCTGATCGACCTCGCGGCTGTCGATCGGCCGCCGGTCAGGTTCAAGACCGAATGGGCGCCGGATCTCGAGGTGGGGCGGGTGATCCAGTTCGATGCGAGCGTGGACGACCTGGTGAAGTTCGGCGTCGAAGGGAGCAACGGCTCGTGGGCGGGCGATGGGAAACGCTGGCTCGTGCTCGAAGTGCACCAGCAGGGCGGCGGAGCCTCGTACCTGGCCGACGTCGTGGGAGTGCAGATCGGGTGAGCCGATAATGCCGGTCGCTCTCGATGTGCGGGTCGAGGCTGCAGGCGTTCTACTCGCGCTCCGAAACGGGCAGCGCCGCGCCTCGTACGCCGTGGTGAACTCGGTCAACGCCACGATCAAGCTGGTGCAGCCGGCGGTGCGTGAGCGGGTGACATCGCGCCTCACCGTGCGCAAGAGCGAGTTCATCAAGCGCGAGGCCGGTGTCATCCGCGGCGCCGGCGGCGGCAGCGGCTTCGCCAGCGTCGCGCAGAGCCGGTTTCAGGCCCGCATCCAGATCGGGGAGAAGGATCGCCTGCTGCTCGGGAAGCTTGAGACGGGCGGGACCCGCCCGTCCTTCGGCGGCGGCCGGCGGGTGGCCGTGCCGCGCACGGGCGGGCCCGCGCGGCCCAGCTTCGCGTCGCCCGTGCCGGCTTCTCTCCGGGTCCAGGCGCTGCGGCTCATCAAGGTCCGCCGCGGCCAGGTGCAGAAGACCAGGAAGGGCCGCTCGAAGCGCGAGCGGCGCAACGTTGCGTTCAAGGCCCACGTGACGAGCACGGGCAAGGTGCAGATCAAGGGCCGGCAACGGACCTTCATCCTCGAGCGCACGTCCCGTGCCCCCGAGGGCGGGATCTTCCAGCGCGTCGGGCCGAAGCGGGACGACATCCGGCTCATCTACCCCTTCGTAGCGGGCCCCAGGCTGAAGAAGATGCTGGAGTGGATCCAGACCGCGCACCGGACCGCGCTGCGCGAGTTCGGGCCCATCCTGCGCGGCAACGTCCGGAAGGAGCTGGGCCGCGCCCTCCGCGTGAATCTCGGAGGCTGATCGGTTATCGTGCCGGTGCTGGACTCGCGCATGGAGGCGCGGAGGGCCGTCATGCAGTGCTCACCGATGACACGATCATCGACGAGATCCTCGCGCGCGAAGGCGGCTACGTGGACAACCCCGCCGACCGGGGCGGGCCCACGAAGTTCGGCATCCGCCTCGCCACCCTCGCTGCCTGGCGCGACGCCCAGGTCACGGCCGCGGACGTCGAGCAGCTCACCCAGGCCGAAGCCCGCCTCATCCTGCGGCGCTGGTACCTGATCGGGCCCGGGTTCGGGCGCATCCAATCCCCCGTCCTGCGCGGCGTCCTCATGGACTGCTGCGTCCTCCACGGCGAGGGGAACGCGGTCCGCATGTTGCAGCGCGCCATGGGCGTTCGCGCGGACGCCCTGCTCGGCCCGCTCACCGAAGAGCGCGCCAACGCCATGGACGGTCGCCGGCTCGCCCTACTCGTCGAGATCGACCGCCTCAAGTTCATCGGCCGCATCGTCACCCACAACCTGACCGACGCCGACAAGGACGGCATCCCCGACAACACGGAGATGGCGTCGGGCTGGGTAAACCGGGTGGCCGGGCAGATGGAGGGCCTTGTGTGACGAGCTCGCGAAAGCGTGACCGTCTCAGCAGGATCCAGGCCATGCTCAACATCGCGATCGCCATCTGCACTCTAGTGGCCTGCGTTGCCGCGGTCGGCAAATTCGCCCGCAACCAGGCCGGGCAGTTTGTCGGCGCCGCGGTCCACGACTCGCTGTCCGTGCACGTCGAAACCCACCACCGGCGAGGCGCCCGTGCTCGCTGAATGGATCGGGCAGCACCGGGACGTGCTGGTCATGCTCGGGCTCTTCACAGCGTTCGTCTGGTCCACGATCCGGGCCCTGAACCTGCACATCCATCACGTGGTGAGGCGCACGGCCAACGGTGCGGGGGCCTACAAGATGGCGCGCCGGATGGGTGCCGGGCGCAAGCGTCGGAGACGTAGATGAATCTCGCACAGGCCGCTGCGATCGTGGTGATCGTGGGCGCGATGCTGGCGTACAGCGGGCTCGCGCTGTGGAGCTGGCGCACCCCAAATGGTCCGACATGGCGCTTCTTCTGCTGGGTGTCCAGCCTCGAGGCGATCCGCTGCGCCGCCTGGCTGGTGCGCGCGTGGCAGACGTGGCCGAGCTACGGGAGCCCCGACGTGGTGCTGGTCTCGATCATGCTCACCCAGACCGCCGCCGCCTACTTCACCTGCCGCCTGGCGTTCTCCTTCCGGCAGGCGCTGTACGAGGGCCGCTACGGGGGCAAGCGTGAGAGCTGAGCCGCGGCGCTGGCGGACCCGGTTCGGGCGCTGGGTGAGGCGCGTGGGCGTCCAGCGGATCACGTCCGAGCTGTCCCGTGCCGGAGAACCCGTGACGCCCGGCGCGGTCTACCAGTGGATCAGCGGCCAGCGGGCGCCTCGCGCTGGCCGCGCGGTCGCGCTTGTCAGACTCAGCGCCGGCGCAATCGGGCTGGGCGACATCTACGCGCACGCGGTGGCAGTCCGTTCCTTACGCGAAAACAGCGACTAGAGGATCGGTCATCGAGTGACGGACGTGTCCTGAACCGTGGGCTCGGGAAGGACGATTCGCGCCGTCTCGTTCTTGACCGCATCGAGGATGCTTTGGACGGCCGCCGCATTCTTGCCGCCCTTGATCACCGTGATCCTCTCGAACCCGCTGCCGGGGTTGGTTACGGCACCCATATCGGCGAGAACGCGAACACCTCCCTCAGTTTCGACCAATGAGTATGAGATCCGCCAGACGGCTGTACTGTTGAATCTCGACCCAGCGAGCAGGTCCAACCAGAAGCCCCCCGGTTTTTCGAACTGCGCCTTGTAATCGTCGATCTTTCCGATGCTGTAGCCTTGGGCAATCATCTGGTTCACCAACGCGTCGGTAACCGACTTCTTGGACGACCCAGGTATTAGGACTTCAGGTTTACCACTTGGCGTACTTGTCGTGGTCGAGCGTACGGGTGTAGACGCCTTGCGGTTGGGCTCCGAGATTCCCCATCCACGACTCGCAGGCGTCCCGGAAGAGGCGCACCCAGCACTGAGAACCAGTACCATCAACAGACCGGACGGATTCCGCTTAGCACGCATGACACTCTCCCGTCTTTTTCCGGTTGACCGCCGTGCGGAACCGGTGCTAAATAGCGCGCGTGCTGAACACGCCCCTGACCGTGATGCGGAAGGCCGCCCCCGGCTCCCTCACGGCGGCGAAGGTGGCGGCGTTCATGGCGCGACGCGGCCTGCAGCGCAGCGTGGACACCATCAGCGACTTCGAGCGCGGGAAGTACCTGGAGCCCCCCGAGCGGTTCATCGAGTTATACTCCCAGGCGATTGGCCAGCCGGTGGCCAGGGTGCGGGCCGCCCTGCGGAGGACGCAGAAGATGCGTCAGGAGAAGCAGGGTCCCTTCAAGGCCCGAGCATAGCACCAGAAGCCCCCCGGCGTCAGCCGTAAAAAAACGGTTGACTCTGCAGAGCCCCCCGCCGATACTGGGCCCAGCGCTTCAGAGTGATGAGCGCCGCCGAGGCGGTACGGATGCCGACCCAGCCCCCGCTTGGTCGATCCCATCGCAATCGTAACCCTGAGGGCACTGGCAGCGCGCTGGCTGGATCTGTACGTGGCCACCATGCGCACCCCGCGAAACCTCATGATCGCCACCCAGCGCGTGCGCGACTACCTCGAGCCCTTCTTCGGGGCCCGCATGGTGGGCACGATCCGGCCCGATGACCTGCGCAGCTACCGGCTGTGGCTCGAGTCGCGGGCGCTCGCCCCGCGCACCGTGCGCCACGTGCTCTCCGATGTGCGCTGCCTCATGCACTGGGCGGTGGCCGCGGGGATCCTCCAGCGTTCGCCGTTTCCGGCCCGGGTCATGCCGCGGATCGAGGAGTCCTTCCCCGACCGGCTGAGCGACGAGGAAGTGGAGGCGATCCTCGAGATCGGCGAGCCGCAGGCCTTTATCATCCGCCTCGGCCTGGCCACCGGGCTGCGCTGGGGCGAGCTGTGCCGGGCCTGCGCCGAGCACGTCCGGGGTACCGTTCTCGAGGTGGCCCACACGAAGTCGCGCCGGGTGCGGCGGGTGCCGCTATCCCCTGAAATCCTCGGCGAGATCCGGCAGCGCCGCGGGCCGCTCGTGCCCTACCGGGAGGGGTCGGCCGGGAGCTTCAACAAGCTGGTACGACGGCGCTCCGGGGTGCCCGGGTTCCACGTCCACCAGCTCCGCCACAATTTTGCTTGCAACTGGATCGCGGCCGGCGGTAGCTTGCCGTCGCTGCAGCAGGTGCTCGGTCACGCGTCGGTCACCACGACGCAGCATTACGCGAGGCTCAGCGACGACGAAGTTCGCCGCGAAGCCGAGCAGGTCTTCAAACGAAGGGTGCACTGACCCCTCGCTCGACCCGCAGCCCGATCCGAAAAGGATCGGGCCTCGAGAACCGAAGTCCTCGAGGCCCAGTGGTAGCGGGGGCTGGATTTGAACCAGCGACCTTCGGGTTATGAGCCCGAAGGTCAGGAGCCCGAAGGTCAGATGCATCCCGCAGGGAGGCGCGGATGCATCCTCACCGCTCGCACGGGAGAGCGCTGCTCGCGTTCCACCGGGCCCACGGCCTCAGCGCTGCGGCGCCCCACTCCGAGCCCCGGCTCTTCCCCGATCCGCCCGCGCGCGGAGCCCGCCGCACGGGCCCGCCCACCACCCAGCCCGCGGTCGTGCCCGGGCGCCGCCCCTGCCCCCACCGCTTCGGCGAGTGCGACGGCGAGAATCAGCACGGCGACGACTACTGTCCGTGCGACTGCGCCCCGTGCGTCGCCGCGGTCCAGCGCCTGCGGGCGCGCCAGGTGGGGCTGTGAAAGCCGTCGACCTGCTTCCGTTCGTTTCGGCCGCGGAGGGCGCCCTTCGCGAGGCAGACCTCGCGCTGACCGACGCCATCCAGTCGTGCCCGTGCAGCCCGCGGGAGCGGGACAGCGGCCACCTCGTTGACTGCTACGTCCCGCGAATCCTCGAGACGCGGGATCTAGTCCGCGCAGCTTTGGCCAAACGGACTCCGGTCGTGCCCCATCCGGCTACTTCCCCAGGCGATCCGGTCGAGGATCGCGATTACTACCGGGACGGGCGGGACGGCCGATGAAGCCCCTCGTGCTGGTCCTCGCCGCGGCGCTACTGGCGCCGGGCCACGGGGACTTCCCCCGGGTCGGGATGTACTCCGCGATGCGCGGCAACGGCTGGCCGCTCCTGCGCGCCGACGGGTCGATCGACTCCGCGGCCTGCCGCGAGCAGGCGAAGTTCGATCACGTGATCCTCGACGCGCCGCCGCCCAAGCTCCGGCCCGAGATCCTCCGGACGCTCCGGCACTACAACCCGCGCATCAAGCTCTATGCCTACGTCATGGGCGCGATCTACTGGCGGAACCCGCGCCCCGCCCTGGGCGACACCACGACCGACTTCCCGTGGCGGTACTGGGCCCGGGTGCGCGACACCGACGGGATCCTCTGGTGCAAGGGCAACCGGCCCTGCCAGTGGATGAACGTGAACGTGGCGAAGCCCGCCACGATGCAGGCCCTCGCGGACCTGATCCTCACGGACGTCGTATGGCCCGGGCTCTGGGACGGCCTGTTCCTCGACGTGAGCCCGGCCCGGCTCTACGGGATCACCCTCAGCGAGCAGGACACGATCGACATCGCGCGCCTCGGCTTCGCAAGCGAGATGGCGTTCCACGCCGCATGGGAGGCGAGCCATCGCGCGTTCACGGCGCGACTGCGGGCCGGGAGTCCTCCCGGCTTCCCGATCATGGCGAACTGGGGCGAGGCGCGCGAGCTGGACCTCCACAACGGCTGGATGATCGAGAACTTCCCGTTCCAGAACCACGGGCCCCAGGACGACCCGTGGACCGGGAACATGCTCTACAACCAGTGGCGCCAGCCCGGCTACCTGGTGCGCGACACGGCCTGCGTGCGGCCCACGCTCAACTGGATCGTGAGCAACCCGGGCTACGACTCGCTCTCGGCCGAGACGCTGCGCAGGCACCGCTACGGGCTCGCCTCGGTCACGCTCGGCAACGGTGCCCACTCGTGGTGCCGGTGCGAATCCGAGCCGCGCCGGCGCTTCTGGTGGTTCCCCGAGTACGCGGTGAACCAGTACGGCAAGGCGAGCACGAACGGCTACTGGAAGGGCTGGCTGGGGGCGCCGCTCGGGCCCGCGCGCCGGCTCGCGAGCGGGGTGTGGCGCCGCGACTTCAAGCGCGGCCTCGTGCTGGTCAACCCCACGAACGCATTCGCAACGGTCACCCCGGGCGGGGCCTTCCGGCGCATCCGCGCCTCCCTGCCCGGCTATGACGGCCGCCGCGACACGGCATTCACGCTGCCGCCGCGGGACGGGCTGTTCCTGCTGAGGGCGAAGTGAAGGCGCCGGGGCGGCGGCAGCTCGTGCCGCGGTCTATGGGGGACGCGATGCGGGTGACGGGGACCGGGAGCCCCCGTCCGCCGCGCTCCGGTGCCAGGGAAAGGAGCTGACGATGCAGACGCTGCAGGCGGTCGCCGTAGCGGACATCGAGATCTCGAAGACGAATCCACGGAAGGCCTTCAACCCGGAGCGCATGAAGGATCTGACCGAGAGCATCCGGACGAAGGGCGTGCTCGAGCCCGTGATCGTGCGGCCGACGTCGGGCAACCTCTTCGAGCTGGTGTGCGGGCACCGCCGGCTCGCCGCGGCGAAGGCCGCAGAGCTGACGGAGATCCCCGCGATCGTGCGGTCGCTCTCCGACGACGACGCGCTCGAGTTCCAGCTGATCGAGAACCTGCAGCGCGAGGACCTCCACCCGCTCGAGGAGGCCGCGGGCTACCAGCAGCTCATGGCCCGCGCGAAGTACGACGTCGCGAAGATCGCGGCCAAGATCGGGCGCTCGGCGAAGTACGTATACGACCGCGTGAAGCTGCTGCAGCTCGTGCCCGATGCGAAGCAGGCCTTCCTCGAGGAGCGGATCCAGGCCGGCCACGCGATCCTGCTCGCGCGCCTCAAGCCCGAAGACCAGAAGCGCGCGCTGGACGACGAGAAGGGCGGCGTGTTCGAGCACGAGGGCACGCTATGGAACCCCGACGAAGGCGGCCGCTACGCCGGGCGGAACGGCCACGAGGACCTCAAGGCCCGCACCGTGCGCGAGCTGCAGGGCTGGATCGACCAGCACGTCCGCTTCGACTGGCAGGGGAAGGACGTGCCCGACCTCTTCCCCGAGACCGCCGCGGCCGTGGCCGACGTCGCCGGCGGCGGCGACCGCAAGCGCAAGGTCATCGCGATCACGTGGGAGCACTACGTGCAGCCCGCGGCGCGCGGCGAGGGGCGCATCTACGGACCACGCTCGTGGAAGCGCGCGGACGGCGAGGAAGCGCGCGACGACATGGGCCGCAAGATCAAGTCCAAGACCTGCGACAAGAGCGGCCTGGGCGTGATCGTGGCCGGGCCCGGCCGCGGCGACGCCTTCGAGGTGTGCGTGAACCGCACCTGCGAGGTGCACTTCCCGCAGACCGCCGGCAAGGCGAAGAAGAAGGCGAAGAGTGCCGGCGACGGCGGCCGTGCGGCCGAGCAGCGCGAGGCGGAGAGCTGGAAGAAGCAGGAGCAGCAACGCCGGGAGGCCCAGCAGAAGCGGCAGGAGCGCTGGAACCGCTTCGTGAAGGCGCGGCCCAAGATCCTCGAGGCGATCGCCGACTTCGTGAAGAAGGCGCCCGCCGGCGCGAGCGGCCCGCTCGCGCGGGTGCTCGTGCTGGCCATGAACCTCACCCCGGGGTCGGGCAAGAACGCGCTGGTCCCGGCCGGTCGCACGGCCGAGGACCTCGTCCGCCACCTGGCGTTCCGCGAGGTCGAACACCTGGCCGGCGACGCGTGGGCCTTCGATCGGTTCAGCGTTCGCGTGAAGGAGCTGGGCATCGACATCGGCAAGCTCCTGAACGAGCACGCGCCCGCGAAGCCGACGGCCGCCAGGAAGGCGAAGAAGTCGTGAGCGCCGCGGCCGAGAACACCGCACCCGTGACCAGCGCGCTCCACGGTGCCGGGCCCGCCGCGGCCGACTCCGTTCCGAAGGACGTGCTGCACTTCGCCGAGTACGAGGCCGAGATGCTGCGCCTGCGTCTGGCCGGGCAGTTCATCGCCGACGTCAACCTGGCGGGGCTCGCGCGCACGATCGCACGCTGCGGTTCGGTCGCCCCGATCCTCGACCCCACGCTCTACCTGCACGGCCGCCGCCGCCTCGAGATCGTGAAGGAGCTGGTCACCGAGGCGATCCGGTTCCAGAAGGCGGTCAACCAGTTCCACCGGGACATGGACGAGACCGAGGACGCGGCGCGCCGCAGCCTCCACGAGCTCGAGGGCCGGGCCCGGGCCCTGCACGTGCTCACCGAGCGGGGTGGCGCATGACCCGACTCGAACGCGAGATCGTGCGCGCGGTGATCCGCGCGAGCCGCACCCCGCTCGTGATGCGCCTCGTGCCCCCCCGCGGCGACGAGCCCGCCCGGATCGAGTTCCGCGAGTACCGCACGCGGAAGTGGTTCTCGCTCCCGCTCGAGACGGTCTTCATCGAGGCCGTGCGCCGCGACGTCCAGCGGATGCTCGGCGAGCGCCGGCGCGCGGTCCGCGGCCGGCGCGCGCGCGGCAGCCTGCTCCGGGGGGCGGCGTGAGCTCGACGACGCCGGCCTACGCGGTGAACGTGCGCCACGGAGGCGGACGCCATTACTTCCAGGGCCGGCTGGATCGCGACTGCGAGATCTGCGGACAGCCCGACCGGCACCCCGCGCACGTATGCATCGGTGAAGTCCTCGATCCCGCGGGGGTGCAGACGTCTGCGCAGGCCGCCCTCGATCGTCAGGCGCTGGCGCTCGGCCTGATCATCCAGGAGCGCGCGCGCCAGGACGTCACGTGGGGGCGCCAGTCCCTCGCCCTGCAGCCGGTTGGGGAACACGGGCTCGCGTGCCTGGTCGAGGAAGTGGGCGAGCTCGCCGAGGCGATCCTGAAGCGCGACCGGGCCGAGATCCGCAGCGAACTGGTCCAGGTCGCGGCGGTCGCGACGGCGATGCTCGAAGCGTGGGAGCGCGAACACGGGGCGATCCCTGGGGAGTGTGGCCGCTGATCCCCCCGCTGCTCGAGGCCCGCGCGACCCGGCTCGAGTACGACCACGGGCCCTTCATGCCCGACACGCCGGACGGGCTCGCGCTCGCGCCGTTCGCGGTGACGCTCTGTGGCGACGGCCGGCACCCCGAGGATCGGGGGCTGGTCTACTGCCCGGACGCGAGCGGGAACACCCGGAACAGCACGATCCTGCGGGTCCAGAACACGCTCAGCCACCTGCACGATCTCGTGCTCTCGTGGCCGCGCAAGGGCGGAAGCTGGGGGCACGAGCCCGGCACCGGGGATGCGATCGTGCTCGACCTACCCGAGCGGGGCGGGCCGGTGGGGCAGCTCACGCTCGAGCGGGTCTCGGCGCTCTACATGGGACGGAACGGGCTGCGCATCCTGCCGGCGAAGGGCAGTGTCTACAGCGTGGTCGGCTGCGTACTCCGCGAGTTCACCACGTACGGGGCGTGCGGAGACGAGGGGATCCGGATCGAGGGCGCCACCACGCTCAACTGGGACCAGGTGTGGAGCGTGCGCCACCGGAAGGACTGGGGCCGCGACGACGCGCCGTGGACCGGCCGCGGCTACACGATCCGCAACTGCCAGTCGGGCACGCTCAACCGCCTCACCGCCGAGAACGTCGCGGGCGGGATCCTGCTCGAAGGCTGCGTCGGCATGACGATCCTCACGCCGCACATCGAGACCTTCGCGGGCGAGGGCCCGGATCCCATGCCCGGACTCGTCCTGCGGGATTGCAGCGGGTGCACTGTGATCGGGGGCATCTACTCCGGCTCCTACCGCCGCGGCGAGACCAGCATCCGGCTCGAGGGCTCGACCACGGGGTGCGAAATCCACACGGCCTACCACGCCGGCGTCGGGTGCGCGGTGGACGATACGAACACGCGCGGCAACACGATCCACCGCCAGGGCGGCGATTCGGACCGCTCCCGCACGCTCCGGGTGAGCCGCCGCCGCAACCGGGTGATCGAATGACTACGGAGGGTCGCAGGATGAAAACGCTGGCGATGCTGTTCGCCCTGCTCGCCGTCGAGGCGCACGCCGCGTGTGTGCTCGATCAGTTCGCGCCGGGCCCGGAGGGCGTGTGTTCGGTCTCCGGGGTGCGGAGCGTGACCCAGAACGGGATCACGATCAGCTACGCCTGCGACGAGTGGACGATCGACAAGGACCGCGACGCGCCCGGCATGGACTGCATGTCGGAGCTGGACTGGGTGAGCATGATCTTCGGCTGGGACGGACTCTTCGCCCAGGAGCCGAGCGATGGCTACGCCCTGCGCCACGCGCACCCGGTGTGCGGCGTGAGCGAGATCTACTTCTCGACCCCGGTGAAGAGCGTGACCTTCCGCTACTCCGGGTCGAACGCGATCCACGCCTACAACTGCACCGGGGGCGCCTCGTGCCCGCCCGGATACAACTGCACGTGCACCCAGCTCGGCGCGCTGCCCGCGACCGTCACGTTCTGGAAGTCGTACACGGTGCCCGGAGGGCTCGTGGGCACCGTCGTGGCGGACGAGGAGGGCTCGCACTTGGCGGGGGCCGCGTGCGCCGGCGACACCTCCGGCACGCTGTGCCACTGGGGCACCGTGACATTCGCGCACCCCGACGGCTTCAACCGGATCCACATCCGGCACCCGTACGAAAACGGCGTGGGCAACGGCGCCTACTCGCCGTTCTTCATCGACGACCTCGAGGCCTGCAGCGAGCTGCCGGGCTGCCCCCACCCCCCGTGCGGCTTCGAGCGCGCCACCCCCGCGCGCCCCTCGACGTGGGGCCGGGTGAAGGGCGTGTACCGATGAAGACGGCGGCCCTGCAACCGCCCGTGTCGTCGCAGGGCGAACCGGTAACGAGGCTGAACCGGTACCCGCAGCCACCGCGCCGGGAATCGCCCTGCGACATGATCCTCACGCACGTGGATCTCCGAGCCGGCTCGGAGTCCGGGACCCATCGGCAGAGGAGAACGCTCATGCTCTCGATGTTCGTGGTGATGGTGTCGCTCGTGGCGCTCCAGGTGCACACGCCGGCGGACTCGGTGGCGGTCGTGACCTGGCTGACCGGGACGGTCGGCCAGTGGCTCGGCTTCCTGCCGGAGCCCATGCGTGCGGCGCTGATCGCGGCCGTCGTCGGGTTCGCCTTCGGCGTGCTCGAGCGGCTCGTGCTCTGGGTCGTCGGGCAGTTCCCGGGCGTGGCGCCGATCGTGGACGAGTGGAAGGCGGGCCACGTGGTCGCCGGCGGCGTGAACTGGAAGCGTTTCGTGAACGCCGTCGCGGTGTGGCTGCTCGGGTGGTGGATGACCGGCAACCCGCTCGGGGGCGTGCTCGCGGCCGGGCTCCGCAGCATGGTGAAGGCGCCCTCCGCACGGCCCGGGAAAAGCATCGCCCTCATCGTCGGATTCCTTCTGGTCGCGGCGCCTGGCGCGCAGGCCCAGGGCACCGCTCCGCTACCGGAGCTGAGCGCGGCGCCGGCGGTGAAGGCCCCGGTCTCGAAGCTGGGGATCGCGACGTGGACCGGGCCCGGGCCCCGCTTCTCGATCGCGCCCGGGGCCGGCGTGCGCTACGACGACCTCTCCGGCGCCCCGACCTGGTGGCTCGGCGGGCAGGTCGGGTTCAACGCGTCCGACCACCTGGCGGCCCGCGTGCGCCTCACGTGGGACACACCCGGCAAGCACCGGCCGCGGGGCGAGGTCGGGCTGTGGGTGCCGTTCTGATGGCCTACAGGCACGATCACGAGCCCGACTACGGGCTCTTCGTCGTCTACTGGGGCGCGGCCCTGGTCGTCGTGGTGCTCGCGGCGATCGCGGTGCGGCTCTTCGGGCCCTGGTCATGAAGCGCATCGCCACGCTGACCCTGCCGCTCGAGCTGCTCGCCCGAATCCTGCGGGGCGAGGCGACGCCGGCCCCGCCCCCGATGCTGCCGCACGACCTGCGGATCACCGCGGTGCGGCAACGGGGCCGGTCGCTCGAGCTCAGGGCGCGTGGCGACTGGGGTGCAGAGGGTGCGCCCGAACTGACGGCGGAGGTGTGCGAGAGGAATCCAAGGGCCCCGAAGCGGGCGAAGTTCGCCCGTGTCGCAGGCATGCCGTCGGACGAAGTGCGTGCGTCTCGTTCGACCAAGAGCGTTGGCGCGGAAGCCGGGGCCGCCAGCGTGCTCACCCGGCACGGCACGCGCGACGGGGCCAGCGAGAGGGAGGGGGAACCGGTGAACCCCGGACAGCCGGCCCCTCCCGCACACAAGGAGGCAGCGAATGCGGAACGAGGAGTGGCTGGTGGCGGAGGAGACGCGGCTCGAGGGGGCGTTGGCGCGCACACGCGACGGCGGGCTGTTCGTTCGCGACGGGAAGCTGGCCGCGGGGATCCACCGGGACCTGTGCCGGGTCCGGCGCCGCCTGCGACTCCTGCGGTCACGGTCCACAAGCCCAGCGCCGTCGGCACCAGCGAAAGCCCCGGCGCGCGCACCGTCGCGGTCCGCCAGATCCCGCAGGGCGTCAGCGGCCGCGACCTGACGCTGCCCAAGGTCGAGGCGCTCGTGCCCGGCTCGCTGTGGCGCCGCGGCCAGCAGACGGTGCGCGTGATCGCCGTGCTGAGGTCGGACCGCAAGCGCATCGGCCCGCCGCTCTCGAGCGTGGAGTTCCGCGAGCTGTCGTTCGGCTCGGCGCTGCGCCGTCTGCCCATGCCGTCGTTCCTCGAGTCGTCGATCCCGGTGCGCAAGGAGGCGGCGGCCGCATCGCCGGCGGCCGAGTGAAGCGCATGGTCGCGTGGCTCGCGCGCTCGCGCACCGGCCGCCGGCAGAACCGGCGCCCGCCGGCGCCGCCGGCGACGTCCGCGGCCGCCCATCTCGGCCAGCTGGTGGGCGGCTCCTACCGCGCGCACGAGTCGCTGGTGGCGGCCGTGCTCGAGTACCTGGCGCTGAACGGCATCCCGGCGATCCCGGTGTTCACCGGGCCGCGCGTCACGCCGCGCGAGGGCGGTGGCTTCAACCTGCGGGCGAACCCCGGGCAGCGCGGCTTCAGCGACGTCGCGGCCGCGCTCCCACCCGACGGCCAGCTCGCGCTGATCGAGTGCAAGACCGGCGAGGCGCGCCGCTCGCGCGACCAGGTGGAGCTGCAGGCGCGCTTCCGCACGGCCGGCGCGCTGTGCCTGGTCGTGCGCAACGCGCTCGACCTGCAGCCCTACGTGACGGAGGCAAAGCGCCGTGGGCGGCTGCGCGGCGACACGGATGTGCGGGTGGTGGGCCCGATCGACGTGAACGGCATGGGGGTGCGATGAACGAGCCGCTGAAGTTCGGACGACTGCACGAGGTGGATACGCGCGATCACCGGTTCCTGATGACCGCGCTGCTCGACACGACCGCCCGCGAGCTGCCCGCGCGGAAGACGTGGGGCGTGAACCCCGCGGCCCTGAACCAGGGCGCCACCGGCACGTGCGTGGGCCACGGCTGGCGGAACTTCCTGCGCTGCACGCCGCGGCGCACGGAGAAGAGCGGACCCTCGGCCTGGGACATCTACCGCGCGGCCGTGCTGCGCGACGGGTGGCGCGACAACGACGACGAGTCCGGCCTGCCCGACGGCGACGTGCGGCTCGACTTCGGCACGTCCGTGCGCGCCGGCGCCAAGGCGCTCATGGCGCTCGGACACCTCGAGTCGTACGTGTGGTCGTTCTTCCTACAGCCCGCCATCGAGTGGGTGCTCACGCGCGGTCCGATCGTGCTCGGCACGGACTGGTACTCGAGCTTCAGCACGCCCGACGAGGAGGGGATCGTGCGCATCACGCCGAGCGCCTCGGTGCTCGGCGGCCACTGCTACCTGCTGCGCGGCGTGAACACCACGCGCGCGCTCGCGCTGTGCACGAACTCGTGGGGCGACAGCTGGGGCCGAAGCGGCGAGTTCTACCTCCCGTTCCGCGATCTCGAGCGCCTGATCCGCGACGGCGGCGAGTGCTGCACCGCGATCGAGAAGGCGGCGTAATCGAGTGAGCGACCCGAGAGAATACCCGCGGCCTCGGTGCTGTCCGGAGCAGCGTTGTCGGCCGTTGTTCCAGGTGCCGGCCCCGACGCAGCAGCAATGGGACGCGGGTGCTGTGGATCACCACCCTGGCGACTCGATGATCTGCTTCGGCCTGATGCCGTCGCCCGTGGAGTTCGTCTATGACGGTCACAGCCATATCAACGATCTGAACGTGTGCTACGCGACGCCCCTCAAGGGGCTCATCCGCACCCAGGAGAACCGCGATGACTGGTGGCTGATGCGCAGGGCCTACGACCGCGCCCTCAAGCGCCTCGCCATCGTGCGGGGTGAGCCTGGAGACGTGAGCGCTGCCCGGTGGAAGGAGGGTGCATGAAGATCGAGTTCAACGCGAAGGTGGTCGGGCACGAGGTGTTCATCCCCGATCCGAAGCAGGATCGCGAGGGGATCCTCGTGAAGCTCGTCGTGTCGTCGCTGAAGCCGGCGATGGGGAAGCCACGGAAGGCGGTGCTCCCGATCGAGCGCGACGACCTCGAGGAGTGGCCGATCGGGCGGTCGCTGCGGGTCACGATCACGGACCACCAGCAGCACCTCGAGTTCCCCAAGCGTACGAAGCCCCCGTCTGGGCAGGGCGAGATGGGGATCGTCCCCGGCAAGGGAAAGAAGCAGGGTGAAGAGCGCGGCCCGGAAGTCACGCACTGAACGTCGTCGTTCACGCAGTCACGGAGGACGCATGACCGAGCGGTCCGAAGGGAAAGAGGCGCGCGCGCGACGGGTCGAGCGCGGCTCGCAGTCGAGTCACCCGGCGAGCTTCCCGCTCTACTGGCGCGACTGGCTGTCGTCGCCCGAGCTGCGGGCGCTCACGAGGGAGGAACGCGGCGGCTTCATGGACGTGCTGTGCTACACCCAGGGGACCAAGACGGTGGGCGTCTACACCGAACTCCAGTGTATGGCCTGGGCAGGATACACACTGGAGTCATGGCAAGCGGTCCGGGAGAAGTTTCTGGCGCTCCACACCGTCCGCCGCGACGGGATGTGGATCCAGAAGCGGGCCCGGCGCGAGCGCGCCGCGCAGAAAATCAGATACAACCGAGCGCGCGCAGCTGGGAAAAAGGGCGCCTCCAACCGCTGGGGCGACAACGACATGAATAGGGGGGCCATGCGCCAAGCCATGGCTCAGGGATACCCCTCTCCAGATCCAGTTCCTACTCCTGTTGTGAAACAACAGGCCATAGCCAGTACTGAGCGTGGTGTGCTCGGCCTCGTGCCACGGCAGCGGGACTTCTCCGTAGCGGGCGCTCTCTCGAGTGAGCTGCTCGCGCGGCTGGGAAAGGCTGGCGGCGGCGGATGAGCGCACGCGCCAGTAGTCTCATCGATCCCGCCTTAGTCGAACGCTGGGAAGGCAACTGCCGGCTGGCTGGCTGCGCGCCGTCGGACGTCGACGTGTATGCGATCGCCGCTGGAATCCGGGAGTGGTCTCAACGCACTGCCGGAACGGCGCGGCGCGTCCGGAACCCAGCCGGCCTCTTCGTGAACAAGTGCAAAGAAGCCATCGCGAACGCCAGAGAGCAGAAGCGGCTGCAGCGCGAGCAGCTCACTCGAGAGAGCGCCCGCTACGGAGAGCTGTACGTCCAACTCTTTGCCCTGATCGCACTTCGGCAGCCCCGACCCTGCGACCTCGCCGAGACCCTCGAGGTCATGCGCGGCATCGGATACCCCGAGATCAACCCCCATGCGATCACCCGCCTGCGCCAGCTCGGCGCCACCTGGCCCGAGGAGGCTCGCCCGCTGGCGCCACGCCCCGAGTCGGTCGCCGAGCCCGCCCAGCATCGGCAGGCCCGCCCATGATCGCCCGCCCAGCGTGGGTCCAGCGCCCGGGCGATCTCTGGGTCTTGGTCGTGACGCAGGTCCTGCGCCTGGCCTCTCTGGGCGCCTTCGTGGCCGCCTGCGTGCTGCACTGGAACCCGTCCCTGCGGGGCGCCGCGTTCCCCGTCTGCGCGGGCTCGCTGGCCCTCCTGTGGGCCCGCTCGTGGCTCGTCGAATGGTACGTGGTGAAGGGTCTGTTCGAGCTGCAGCGCGATCTGGGCCGCAGGCAGGCCCCGATCAGGGAGGGCCGCCATGGTGCTGTCTAGGCGCGAGGGCGAGACGATCATGATCGGCGATCGCATCTCCGTGACCGTGCGGGACATAGGCGCAGGCCGGGTCGCGCTCGACGTCCAGGCCCCGCCCGAGGTCACCGTCCACCGCCTCGAGGTCTGGCGTCGGATTCTGGACGAACGCCGTCGAGCCAAGGACAGGAAGGCCCGCAGGTGACGCCTCAGGAAGCCGTGACCTACGCCCTTGCCGCCGTCCTGGCTGCATTCGCGCTGGTGATCCTCGCCGTTGCGATCACCATCTTCCGCGGCTCTTGGGAGGACAGTTGAACCGGACCAAGATCGAGTGGACCGACGCCACGTGGAACCCGATCCGGGGCTGCACGCGGGTCTCCGAGGGCTGCCGGAACTGCTACGCCGAGGCCGTCGCCGCCCGCTTCTCGGGCCCGGGCTTGCCCTACGAGGGCCTCGCCCGCCCGACGCCGGCGGGCCCACGGTGGACGGGTGAGGTTCGCCTGATCGAGGAGCACCTGGGCGACCCGCTTCGCTGGACCAAGCCCCGCCGGATCTTCGTGAACTCAATGAGCGACCTCTTCCACGAGCGCCTCGAGGACGACACGATCGACCGCATCTTCGCGGTGATGGCCGAGTGCCCACAGCACACGTTCCAAGTGCTCACGAAGCGCCCGCAGCGCATGGTCGACTACCTGGGTAATGGAGGGGGCGCCCACCTTCGGATCTGGTGCCGCGCCGGCGAGCCCGCCACGATGCCGTGGCCTCTGCCTAACGTCTGGTTGGGTGTCAGTGCCGAGCACCAGTCGGCGGCAGATGAGCGCATCCCCCGGCTCCTGGCCACTGTGGCCGCCGTTCGCTTCGTGTCAGCCGAACCACTCCTCGGGCACATCAACCTCTACCCGTTCATGCGTTTAGGGCGAGGCCTGGACTGGGTCATCGTGGGTGGTGAGTCAGGGCCCAACGCACGCCCCATGCATCCAGACTGGGCTCGTTCAATCCGCGATCAATGCCTGGCTAGGAGCGTGGCGTTCTTCTTCAAGCAATGGGGCGAGTACGAGCCCGCCGGCCCCGTGTACGGAGATCCCGAGGCGGACCTCGATGGACGCGGTGAGGTTCAGGCACTCGACCCCCAGGGCTATGTATGGATGGACGATAAGCAGCCCCCCCTCGGGAGCTGGTACGTGGAGCGCGTGGGCAAGCGTCGCGCTGGTCGGGCGCTGGACGCACGCACGCACGATGACTTCCCCGCGATCGCGGGTCCTTCCCAACGGGGCGACGCGGGTGACGGCGAC